AGGAGAGCCCGAAGATCGGCTGGGTGAACGGCCTTCAGGTAACCGAACTTGACGAAGGGGTTCTACAAATCTACCTGAAATTCAAGAATTGAAGGGGGCGCTCGATGCCCGGCGCTCTCCAATCTAAAGGCGATGGCGAGTATCCCTACTCCGCGCCATTTACCGGCCTCAATCTTTCTCTTCCCTCCATCGTCTTGCCGCCTACGGCGCAGGATGCCGCGACCTCGCCTAACTTTTCCATCGTGCGCGGGTCGATTGCTGCGCCGTGGCCTTATACCGATACGCTTTTCGGAAGCACGCTCAATAGCGGGGAGTATCTGTTGTTTGTCACGGCTTCCGGCTACGTCGTAACCAATCAGGCCATCTACCAGATTCAGCCCACGGCAACCCCGGCTACGGCGTGGCAGTTGGTATCCGTCGCCACCATGCCGCCGGGAGCGTGGCCGGCGCAGGGAAACAACAATCCCATTCCCTTCATCGAGACTAACGGCTGCCTGTTCTTTGCCTGCAACCTCGGCATCTACTTCTACTCCCCGCTCAATACGCCCACAATCAAGCCCTGGGCCATCAACTTCTCGGCCAACTACCTCACCATCTTCAATCAGCGCATGGTGTTGGTGGGATTGTTCGCCACCACGCAAGCCACAATTCCCGGTTTGCCTTCAGGAGCGCAGGGAGCTTCCGGCACTTTGGCTGACGGAACGTACTACGCGGTGGTGACGGCGCTGTTTGGCGATGGCACGGAATCGGCGGCCAGCCTCGAGGGAACCGGAACGGTAATTGCTGGGGGCGGTGCCGCGGATCTGGTCTGGACCTGGACAGCGGTTCCGGGCGCCGTGAGCTACAACATTTACATTGGTTCGGCGGCGGGAGAGGAAAACGAAGTTTTCAATGTTGCTGTCAACACTTTCGATTTGACCAGTTATAGTGCGGGCACGGTTTCGCCTCCAGTGGTAGCGCCGATCACTCCCTGGACGGTTGCGTGGAGCGCGGTCTCGACATTCTCCAATCTTTCCGTGGGCAGCTTCAACGCCGCGCCCAACACCGATGCCGGCGTGGTGGGCGGGTGGGACGTGCTGACTAACTATAGCCAAGGTATCCCGGTAGGTATTGTCAATCTTGGTCACTCCATCTACATCCAGATGACGCAGGGGATTGTCGAGATGGATCCGGCGGCAAGTGGTTTGGGTCCGTACACCTTCTACAACTACTGGCAGGAGCGCATTCCCGTGGGCGCGATTCAGGGCAGCGTCGACCAGTTCGGACCCATCGCATCGTTTCTCACTCCCGACAACGTAAACGTGTGGATACCGGGATCGCAGACGCAGATTGGCCTTCAGGTGATGCCGTTGATTCGCAGCCTGCTTATCAATACGGAACAGCAGATCATCGCCGGTGCGGCGTATCCCCTGATCCAGAATCCCACACTCAACGCCAGTTTCTATACCTTTTACAACGAGTTGCACTATGCGCTGATCTTTCAGATGTATGGAGTGAAGCCGGGACCGGGCGATCAACTGGCCAATCCCTCGTGGTTCGGCTTGCTGCTCGATTACAACTTCGCTTCCCAAGCGTGGTCGATGCAGATCGTGCCGCCGCTGACGACCAAGCTGTTTCAGGTGAACGGCCCGCCGATCACTGAGACGACGTTCTCCGGCGTTCCCAGTCAGAGCTTCCTGATTGCCGGATCTCAAGAGGGGCCGAATGCTCCTACCGAATGGGTAGTCTTCGCGGGCGATGTGTTCAACCGCGTCATGTTTTCGGGCTACCAGTGTCAGGCATTGGCCAGCGTTCCGCAGCCCTGCCAAGTAGGATTTCCGCAGACGCCTATCTCTGCCGGCCACAGGCCCGCGGTGCGGCGGGTGAGGATTGAGTATTCCTGGGACGAAATGGCGCTGGCCAGCGGTCCCGCTCCGGTCGACCTTGAGATCACGATGACGGGAACCATTACGCAGAACACCGGATCGAGCGGCGGCAACGGGGTTGCCACGACTTCGATTTTCAGCAAGACGGTGACAATTCAGGTTGAGCCGCCAGGTGCGGTGGGCAACGCCTTGGCAACCGCGATTATTCCCTGCCTGACGGCCACCGCTTACGCGGATTTTGTGCTTTCGGTGGAGAATCCGCAGGTAACGCTCCAGTGGACCGATCCGAGTGCGGAACAAAGGCTTTTGATTCATCGAATTACGCTACTTTGCAACGACACTAAAGGGACCACCCAATAACATGGCTCCGCCTACCACACGCCCGGTACTGACCTCGCCGCCGACGCGCATGGCGCTGGGCAACGATCAGTGGTTCATGCGGGAGAAGTTCTGCGACGCCATTGGAGCGTTGAATCTCGCGGTGCAGAACCTTGAGGGAATTGTCGGCCCAGAGAGCTTTCCCGCCGTTATGCACGAGTTCATCAATTCCTACGACGCCACGACTGGCATATTCACAGCGCTGCAGCCGCATTTCGACGACATTTTGGGCGTAGCGGCAACCGATCAGATCGGCACGGGCACGCCTCTGGCGGGTACGTACGTCGATGGCGGCAGCGGAGCATGGACGCCGCTTTCTTCCGGGCCTGCAGGATCGACGGGAGCCACCGGCGCGACGGGCGCAACAGGTGCGACCGGAGCTACCGGCCACGTCGGTCCAACAGGCGCAGTCGGTCCTACGGGCGACACGGGAGCGACGGGTACGATAGGTCCGAATGGTGCTACAGGTAGTACGGGTGCAACGGGTGCCACAGGTTTTGGCGCGACAGGTTCGACTGGAGCAACTGGAGCGGTAGGTGCAACCGGATCGACGGGTAGCACAGGAGCAGCCTCAACCATTCCCGGCCCAACCGGCGCTACCGGTGCGACCGGCTCAACTGGAGCGCAAGGACCAAATTGGACTCCGGTTCGCAACGAAGGGGTTACTGGAAGCGGGACATCATGGACGTTGGGCGCGACGGCACTTTACGGAGTAAGCCTCTACGCAGAGAGTGCGCGGCTTTATCCTGGCGCAACGGCGGGCGCTGCCGACTATGTCATCTCTGGGCTCTCGATCACTACGACAAATTCCTATGCAGCGGGGCAAATCAATGCGGACTATGAAAAAGCTTAAGCCATATTTCATCCTTGGCGGAATCATCGTTGTCTGCCTTGCGCTCTCGGCTGCGACCAGTTTCGTGCTTGCTGTCAATGGTGGCACAGGCGAAGCGGGAACAATCACAGGCATTCCCTACGCCAACGGGACCAGCGCGTACACGGCGGCGACGACAGCACAGATCAACACTTTGATCGGATATACGCCTGCACCGAGCTTGCCGTACCTCGTGAAAAATACCTACGTTTCGCCCGGTGGGTCCACTTTAGCCTCGGTCACAAGCCCAGCAATCACGGTCGCGGCGGGGGATATAGTCGTGGTATTTTGCAGGAGCAACGGAACCCCTACAGCCGATGTGGCCAGCAGTACACCTTCAAATTCATTTACCCCGCTTACGATTCAGCAAGCGGGAAGTTCGCCATCTTCCCAAATGTCATACTCGTCTGTGGCTGCTGCATCCACGACCTTCACTTGCACGCCAAGCGTGTCAGAGCCTTACATCGGCATGGTCGTAATGGATCTCAGGGGAAGCTCTCTAACCAGCACCGTGAACACATCGACGGGGAATACGAAGGTATCGGCTACCAATTTCGACACCATGACGCTCACGACGACGCAGCGCACAGCAATTGTGGACTGCGGAACCTTTGCTAACGCCTCTTATGCAGCTTATGGGCTTCCTTTGGCTGGACCCTATCCCGCTACAGCGATAGCCGGTGATAGTGCAAGTTTGGTCACTCTCGGAAGCGACGAATGCGGTCTTATCATCGCACCAAGCACTTTCGTGGGAAATGTAAGTATTGGACCCCTTTCTGCTGCTGCGGCTTGGTCTGGAAGCGCAGTAGCGTTTGATTATTAAGGCTGTAAAGGGGTTATGATAGGGAGCAACGATGTCTACATGGAATCCGTTAGCGCCGAATCTTCCTAATCTGGGCACTGTAGAAAGTCTTGTTCCCTCGGTCGTTCAGAAGTTCGGCAACAGGCAGGATCTGAACTCGACCGAAGACGGCTCGCCCGCGGTGGTAGCGATTCTCGAATCGGTTGCGGAACTGACCGAAACCTACGAGTTTGAGGAGTTGAAGTATCGCTCTCCCACAGGCCAACTCGTAGCCACACAGAGCGAGTATTCCATTGCCTCTCTGATTGCAGGCAACCCCATCAATGCTAAAGACTTGACCAAGATGTTCACCATCACCTTCTGGTTTAAGGGCAAGGTAAAGGCAGTCCGCAATCTCAAGTACCGGCGCTATCCCACGGTTGTGATGTACGCCTTCGGTGAGGGCGGGCCAGGCAATATCTCGACGCCGCCGATCTACTGGTCGCGCTACAACAACAACATCTCGCTTGGACCTGCTCCAGACCAGAATTACTACTTTTTCACCATGTTGCAGTTGCGGCATCCGAATCCCACCACAAGCCAGTCCGCGCAGCTTATTTACATGGCCGACTCGTGGCGGGACATTGTGGCGTACTCGGCGGCAATGCGGCTGGCGGCGAACGAGGGCGCATTCGATTACCGCGACAATATATATCGGATGCTGCATGGCGATCCTAAAACGCGCCAGCCTGGGCTTATCATGGGACGAGTGCCCCAGATGGAGCGCGACGAAATGTCCAACGAGCGCCAGTTGAGCGTGGCCATCTCGCGCTACGGACATGGGAGGGTGTGATGGGCGGATTCAACATGCCGACATTCGGTGCGCAACCTGTAACTGTTCCGCCATCGCTCTATGCCGGAAATCAGGGCGCGGGCGGAATGCCGGTTCCCATAGGCTCTCCAGTGAAAGCGACGACAGGCAACCCAATGCTGCCTACTAGCCTTCCCGGTCCTCAAGCTCCGGCCATGCCGGTTGCACCATCGGCTCCCAACGGCCTTACCGCATCTCCAACTCCCGGCAGTCCGCAGGCTCCCGGAGCGCCGGGCACCGCGACCGGCACCATGAGCGGGTTGACCTCGACACAGGCCGGCCGCGTGCTTGGCGAGAATCAGAATTATCTCGGGCAGGGCATGGGTGCGTTGGTGACGAATTATCTTGAGACCGGCGCCGGGTACAACGGGCCTCTGGCGCAGCAGGCCATCACCGCAACCGATACCGCCATGCAGCAGCAAATCAATCAGCAGTACGGTTCGCTGCAAACTTCGCTGGCCAATGCGGGTTTGAGTCCGAATTCGAGCGCATCGGCGCTGGCAACGTCGAATTTCCTGTCGAACGCATCGGCACAGGAGAATGAAGTCGCTGCGCAGCAGTACACGCAGATGTACTCGCAATCGCAGCAGGATTACCTTTCCATGTTGCAACAGTTAACGGGCATCAATAATTACGGCACGCTGCATCAGCAAACGGCTATGGGCGCAATCGGCTCGTTCCTGACGGGCGGTGTTGGCGGGCTGGTGCAATACGAAGGCGGTCCAGCGGGTACGGCGGGAAACGTGACAGATCAGCAGGGCATCATGGGACCATATGGAAGCTCGTCGGGTGGCGGAAGCGCGGCTAACATCGCGCAATCTCTCGCAGGCACGAGCATGGAGTTTTAGATGAGCACAATGCCGATGCCAGTTCCGCAACAGCAAACACCGCCTATGCCGCAGGGCCAGTCACCACAACAGTCTCCGCAGCCATTGGCGGGGTTTCCTGGGCAACCACAGCAGCCACAAGCTGCGCAGCCGATGCCGGTAGCGCAATCTCCGCAACCCGATCCGCGGCAGAAGATTCAGCAGGGTGTGCAGAAAGCTACGGCCACGCTCTCGAAGGCGGCTACCTCGCTTCCGCAAGTTGTTCAGCAATCTGTCCAGCAGCATGATTCGATGACCAAGTTGCGCGATAAGCAGGTCATTGACCTTGTAGCCAATTCGCATGTGGCGCAGGTAACGGCGCTCGACAAGATCAACAATCAGTTGAAGCCGCTCGTCGAAGAGCTCGACCAGCACATGAAGGAAGCGCAGGCGTTGCCCGATTCCGACCCGCAGAAGATCGGCAAGATCGGTTACCTCGCGCATCTTCACGCCGATGTGGTAGGGGCAATCAAGCAGCAGATGCAGGCGGTTCAGCAATCGCAGCAGGCAGTTCAGGCCATCATGGCCGATCCCAAGAATCGCAAACTGCTCTCCAAAGCTGTCGGCTACGACGAGAAGCAGGCCAACTCACCCGAGCGCCAGATGATGATTGCGGCGATCAATGCGGGTATGCAGCAGATTCAGCAGGGCGCAAAGAAGGCGATGGCGAACCTGCCGCCGCCTGTTCCGCAGACGCAGCAAGGCGAAGGCCCAAATCCCAATATGCCACCCAGCGCGTTAGGTGGGAGTGAATCTGTACCGCCATTGCCTGCCTCTGCCGCGCAGCCGCCCAATGTCCAGCAGGGTACGCCGAAATGGGGCCAGATGAGCGGCGGCCAGAAACTGGCTCGCGTGGCTGAAATCATCGGCACTATCGCCATGCCTCAGCAGATGCAATTGATTCCTGGCACGCCACAGAACAAGCAACTCTTGCAGCAGAAAGCGATTGCGCTTCAAGAGCAACTTCTCAAGATGAAGCAGGAAGAAGCCACAATCGAAGAGACGAAGGCTAAGGCTGGTGCGGCGGCGCTTACCCCCGCATCGCAAGAGGAAGCCGATGCTTACGGTGTTCCCGTTGGCACTATGCTAAATGCGGCCAGTCGCGCGGCTCTTGCCAAACAGGCAGGAATCAATGTAACAAAAGTCAAGACGACCGGGATGACCGATCAGACGAGAAAGGACATTGCCGACGCCGGTAACTTGACGAAGATTAAGCTCGCGCAACTCAAGCCTGAGCAGAGGGATGATCGTGCGATTCGATTAATGGAAAAGCCTCCGGAAGACCGTACCCAAGAGGAGAATGCTTATCTTGGTGCATACGCTCGTTGGGTGGAACAGACCAAAGTCTTGCCGGGTGTGGCGCGTGCGCAGGCTTTTGGATCATTCCGTCCTGTGCAGGTTGTGAATGCTGACGGATCAACGCGGTATGAATTCAGTGGGCAGGCGATTTCTTCTGGTGCTCCGGGTACTTCAAGTCTACCCTTCCGCACTGCGGTAAGAATGGCGTCTTACATGACTTCCGGTAAAGGCGGGGTGACGCTTACTGCATATAGAACCGCTTACGATCACCTTGATCTTTTACAGAAAGCTGTGGATGCGCTTCAGAATGGGGATATGCAGACACTGAATAGTATGAACAATTTCTTCAAGGAACAATTCGGCCAACCGGCGCCTACCAATTTCGATGCTATCAAAACTATGCTTGCGGGAGAGGTTGCCAACGTAGCAAAGGCGACAGGAGCTACGGATCAAGAAATAGAGGCCACTCGTAAAGAATTTGTTCGGAACGCATCGCCAGCACAATTTGCGGGAGTTATTCAATCAAATCAGGATTTGCTAGACCAAAAGGCGCAGGAAATGCTCAAACAGTACACCGGAGGAATGCAGGGACAGCCGGTGTTTGGGCATGGTGCAACGGCGGGCGGTGGCCCGACTCCGCAAACCCATAAATTCAGCGTCAGTGCATGGCAAAGAGCCAATCCGAAGGGTGATGTGAACGCAGCAAAGGCTGCTGCACAACAGCAGAATTATCAAATAGTGCCATAATGCCGACACAGGTGGACATTTCGTCGGGTCTTGTACCAAGTGCGCCGCCTATGGGTGGGCAAGGTATTGATCTGTCTGCCGGTTTTGTGCCAGCAGATCCAAATGCGGGAATTACATCCGCTTTGGATCGTTTTCAATCGCGTCGAGATATCGCCGCTCGTGAACAATGGATGCGCACGCCTCATGGCGGCGGTCCCGCGCCATTCATGGGACAAGGCGAGTCGGAACGATTCAAGATGCACGCTGGAACTGTGATTCCCGAGGCGCTACCCGTTGCGGGCATGACGGTCGGAAGTATTGCTGGCGGTGCGGTGGGAGGCCCGCCGGGCGCAATGGTCGGGTCGATGGCGCTTGGGGCGGCAGGCGAATATGGTCGCCAGAAGCTCGAAGATGAGGAAACCAGCCCCGGCAAGATTTACGACGTTGGCGTGGGTAGCGGTCTCGCGGAAACTGGCGGCGCGTTGCTTACCAAGGGTGTTACGAAGGGCTTAGAAGCTGTTGCCGGATCGAGTCGCGCCAATATCCTCATTGATCGGTTGCTCAAGCCGTCCGTGAAGAAGCTCATCTTGGGTACTAAAACCAAGGTGGACACAGCCGATGCAATCGCTAGTGAAGTGAATAAGGTTGCCGGGAATGCGCATACTCTGCCACAACTCAAAACAAAAGTCGATTCCGCAATTGAGGATTTGACGATCAAGACGCAGAAAATTGTCGATTCTTATGCTCCGCAATACGTTGAGTCCAGCGTTTCGCCCGCCGCGAAGGCTGGCGGCGCTATCTCAACTCCCGGTGAAGTTCTCCCGCCAGCATCGCGGATGCTGACCTCTGGCGCTTCGCAACTGACGGCGGGAAGCGAAATCGCTGCGGCAGGTAAACCAGCACTTACACCTTCCGAAATCGCTGCGGTGACTGGCAGGACAGCAACTCCATCGGCGGCGGGTGGAACGCCGACTGTTAAGATGTTTACCAAGCAGGGCGGTATTCCGCTGCGTAGTATTCTACGGGCAAGCGCCAACAAGACGGCGAACGAACTGAGCGAAACCGAAGTTGCCAACAAGAATAAGGTTGTGGCCCGGCTGGCACAGATGATTTATCAGCACGCCGGAAAGCCGGAAATCACGCCCTCGGAGGCGCTTCAGTTGCGGCGCTGGCTCTATTCCAGCGTCAAGTGGCCGAAGGCTGCGCTGGGGATGCGCGATGATATTTACAGTGCCTTGAATCGCCAGATCGAAGTGTTTCTGCAACCCGAGGATGCAGCAGCATTCAAGGCAAACAACGCTTCGGTTCACAAATTACTCAGGGCGCGGGATGCTATTGATCTCCGCAGCCTTGAGCAGAACCGCCGGGGCGTACATCTTACTCATCGTTGGTGGGTATTGCCGCTTGTAGGTTCCAGCGCCGGGGGTGCTCTCGGCTATGCTGCTGGGGGCGGAAAGGGTGCTGCAGAGGGTGCTGGAATCGGAGCAGGAATAGGCGAATTGGGATCATTGGGATTCGGTATGGCGGAAAGCCCTGGAGGATTGCTGGCGCAGTCGGCAGTAAGCAGAACAGCATCGAAAGCGGCGCAAAAGGCTTTACCGCTTGCCAAGAAGGCGGCGCAGACGTTCTTTGGAACTCAACCGTAGTACAATTCAACCGAGGAGAAACGTATGTCCAGAGATGTAGGCACTTTCGAGGAATCCAAGCGCGTGCAGGCCATGCTGGAGTCGCGCGAAGCCGGCGCTTCAGAGAGCGGTCCCGGTCCGTCCAGTATGAACTGGCAGCAGACGTTTAAGGGCGGCAAGGTGCAGCCCACGTTTAAGACGTTCACAAAACCACCGAAGGGCCAAGTCAGAACCCACATGGAGTAGGCCATGCCGCTCAAGAAAGGCACATCTCGCAAGACGTTCTCGAAGAACGTCTCTGAAATGGTCCGCGCTGGACATCCACAGAAGCAGGCCGTGGCCGCAGCTTATGCGGAGAAACGGAAGTCGCAGCGCAAGAAAGGCTGATTGCGTGTGCGGATTGCACTCGTTTCCGCCGATGGCTCCGGTGCCTGGTTCCTCTTGCGCTTGATGCGCGAAGGAAACTCGTGCGACTACTATCTCACCACAGAGGACAAGACGGCGCGGGGCATGGCGGGGTTGGTTCCCGAACCCATCCATAATGCGCCGAAAAGCTGGAAACAGTACGATCTGGTCGTCTTCGACGGCAATTCCGACGGCGAACTGGCCGACAAGATTCGCAAGCAGACCAATGTTCTCGGCTGCTCGGAACTGAGTTGCCGCCTCGAAGATGACCGCCTGTTCGGCCTCGAAGCCATGCAACAAATGGGCATCGAGGTTCCCACCTACGAACCCTTCGACAATCCTAAAGACGCGCGCAAGTACATCTCCGAGAACCCGGATCGCTACGTTTACAAGCCCTTCCAAGACCCCGGCGAGCTTGAAATCGACTCGTCAGTAACATATGTCGCCCATTCTCCTTCTGACATGGAGCGTTCGTTAGATCGGCTATTCCGCGAGTCGAAGGGCGCTCCATTCCTTTTGCAGAAGTTTGTCGAGGGCACGGAGATCAGCGTCGAGGGTTGGTTTGACGGGTCGAATTTCCACTTCGTTAACGCCACGCTAGAGGAAAAGAAGTTTCTGGCAGGCGGCTTGGGACCGAATACCGGTTGTGCGGGCAATATCGTTTGGCCGTTTCGGGGAGTGCCTCTGGTATTCGGGCGCGGTTTGATGAAGGGAACCGAATGGTTGCGCGAACACAATTACCGGGGCATGATCGACCTCAATACCATCGTTACCCGCAATCAGGTATATGGCTTGGAGTGGACGCCGCGCCTGGGCTTTCATGCCAGCGCCACACTGCTCAATATGCTCACGACACCCTGGGGCGAGTTTCTGGCGCAGTTTGCTGAGGCGCCGGAGGGTGGAATCGACTCAATAGGCGAGGTAGATGCCGATTTTGGGGCAGGAATCGATGTGAGCGTGCCGCCGTTCCCCGAAATCAAGGCAAAAGCGGATGCCGGCTTGCCGGTTGAGGGCATCGACCCAGAGGAGGCATGGCGCGACTGCTACCTCTACGACGCCATGATGCCGGATGGCGATTTAGTGACGGCGGGCATCAACGGCGATATTGGCTGCGTGCTTGCTAAGGGTTACACTTTCCGAGGCGCATGGGCAAACGCGCTGGAGCAGGTGAAAAAGATAAAAGCACCTGATTTACAATGGCGGATAGACCTCGAAACCAGCACAGGCCAGCGTTACCGGAAGTTGCAGGAGCAAGGGTGGATTTGATGGATATTCGTTTGTACGACATCCCGCATAATCAACATCGTTATGAAACGGTAGGCGATTGGAAGACGGCAGACGGCGATTTGACAGAAGTTGTCGTAAGTACCATGCAGCCGGAGGACTACAGTTTTCTTGTAGCCTTGCATGAACTCGTGGAAGGTTGGCTTTGCGTGAAGCGCGGCATCACACATGAAGAGGTAACGGCATTCGATGAAGCTTATGAAGTGCAACGACCAGAGGGTGACGAGTCAGAGCCGGGTGATTCAGAGTTAGCCCCTTACCGAAAGGAGCATCGCTTCGCTACACGGATTGAGCGCATGATGGCAAAAGAGTTGGGCGTGAATTGGAGGGAATATGACAAAATGGTTGCTTCTCTTTAGTCTGCTGTTCCCGCTGATTCTTACCGCTCAAACCACGAGCCTGACCGCGACAATTACCGACAGCACGAGCACTGTCTGGGTTGCGGGAACCTACTCCATCCAATTTGTTCCGGTGCCGAATATGCCCAATAACTACTCCTGGCAGGGCGCAAAGTTTGTGCCGCAGAAGTACACCGGCACCATGAATGGAAGCGGAACCTTTTCGGTAACTCTCCCTGACAATAACACCATCACGCCCGCCCGGACACAGTGGCAATTCACGCTCTGCTCAAACACTTCCGCTCCGTGTTCGACCATCATTACGCCAATTACCGGCGCAAGCGAAAACCTGTCCACTTTCTTCTCTTCGCGTGTCACCGCGCCTACCATTTTTGCTGCCGCTGTGCCGCGTGCTTATTCTTCCAATGAAGTAGCGCCGCCGCCGCTCAATCAGGGTGGCGAATTCTTCCGAGTGACAAATAACCTTCTCTATTTGTGGACAGGATCGGCGTGGATTTCATTTGGCGGTTCGGGATGCATCGTGTCTGGCTTTGCCAATCAGATTGTCATCAATAGCGGTAGCGTGAGCTGTTTGGCTTCAACCGCGACGGCCGATACCAGTGGAAACATCAATACTCCCGGCTCCGTCACCGCTGGTTCTGTGAATGGCTTGACGAATGCCGCAACACTTACAGGATCCGATATTGGTGCACAGATCAATGGTTTCGGGCCGATTGGGGCGCTCTGGATTCCTGAAGGCACCTACAATTTCTCGACGCCCATCTCAATCACCCAAGCGGCGGGCAATAATCTCCATATCACTTGTGCCTCGCGTAATTCAATCCTTAATTTTACTGGAAGCGGAGATGCGATTTTCGTAAACGGAGGGCAATCGCCAACTGCACAGTTTGACATAGAAAACTGCCAACTTACCGGAACAGGTTCTGCAACACATGGCATTCATTTGTTCGATACGCAGAATTCCCGTTTGACGAATCTAAGCATATCCGGCTTTAGCGCTGGGGCAGGTGTTTACGGTGAAGGGTCTCTTCTGGGAATGTTTGTAGGAGATGACCTTATCGACAACCAATATGGCGAGTGGCTTGCGCCCGATACGACAAATAGCTTTGCGTCGACCAGAAACAGCACCATCGGTGGCTCGATGCAATACAACACGGGCTTCAACTTCTGGGACGAAGGAAATTCGAGTGCTTATGGCGGCGACACCAGCAACACACTCGATGGCGTGACGATGGAAGAGAGCGCCAATGTCCCGCAGTTTCTTGTCGAAGGAACCTGGAACGATGCTATTACCAACAGCTATCTGGAATACATCTCGTTTACGACCTCGACGGCAGACCTCTTCAATGGCATCGTGGGTAATATCACAGGTAGCGGGTATGGGTCGAATACGACCTACACTGCGGCGAATTTCACTTTTGAAAACAATTATCTGATTACACCAGCCAAAGGTATTGGATTCACCACTGCATCACTGCTAGCTGAAAATACCGCGCAGTTGCTTGTCGAAAATGTGACCGACGAAGGCGCAGCGACTTATGGCATAGATTTCAATGCTTTTGGAACCAACTCATCATCCGTTGTAGGACCAAACCAGATGCAATGGATTACGGCGGAATTCCTCAACCCGCCGGCTGATGGAAATTTGTGGGCTGCTGGTGGAACACCTACCTTATCGGGCTGGAACGGCACAGCGAATGGCTTGAAGCTGAACACGATTCTGCCCAATATCATTGCCGGAAATCCCGATGTTAGCGAGGGAGAATACATCGGTACTCCCGCAGGAACAGTTGCGGGAACAGGTATCTACCCACAGACCCACGGACAGCCTATTTATTGGGAAACGAACGTGGGTTCCGTGTCATCTCGATATTGCGTAGGAACCGGATCAACAATTCCCAGTACCCTCGGCGACTGTCAACTTACAATGGATTTTCACGGAAACATCTATAATGCTTCCGGCAACATGATTATTCCGTACACGGCGACACTTCCCTATGTTGGGGCAAAAGTTATTGCGGGGACAAGTGCGCCGACCGATCCTTGCTCTGCGACAGATAACACATTCGCAATCGAGATCAACGCTACACCAACCTCGTATCAGTGTTCCAACGCGACAGGAAGTTATGCCTGGAACGCACTTTAAGGAGTCGTCATGCGCAAAACGTGGATCATTTCGCTGCTTGCAATGGTTGCCATCTATGGCAGAGCAACGACCGTAACCGGCACCGTCACAGACAGCGATGGACAGACTTGGAACAACGGCGCCATCACAGCCACATTCGTTCCCGGCCCGTCGGGCACCGGAACCCATGGCACAATTCCAAGTCCGGTGAAAGCCGCGCTCAACGGATCGGGCGCATTTTCCATGACGGTTGCCGCGAATTCTACGTTCACGCCTCCCGGCTCGAAGTGGCGGTTTACGGTATGTCCCAACGCTACGACCGGATGCGTGAGTGCCACACTTGTCATTTCTGGGGCGAGCGAGAGCATCAGCACGCAATTAAGTGCCCATCCATATCAGCAACAAACTTACGAACGCAGCGAATGTTACGGTAAACGCTACGGGCGGTCCGGCGATTGGAAATTCCGGTAACGATACGTCCGATGTGCTCTGGAATTATGGCAGCACAGACACATTCCAGTGGGACGGTAGCATGTGGTGGGTAATCGCGCACTGAGAAGAGGAAGCACATGAAGACCCGTTGCATATTGGCAATTGTTGCAAGTTCTCTGACACTTCACGCTCAATCGACAATCGTCAGCGCGACCATCACCGATTTCCCTGACGGCCAATCCTGGAACAACGGCGCTGTCACCGCTACCTTTGTTCCCGGTCCTACCAAGGCCTACAAGTGGCCCGGCGGCGCAATCCCGCTCAACGTGACGGGCACGATGAACGGATCAGGAACCTTTACTATCAGCGTGCCCGATCCTACGACCATTACGCCCCGGGGATCAGGCTGGCGTTTCACCATCTGCCCCAACGCAAGCTCGGGATGTCAGACGAAGCAAGTTCCAGTGTCAGGAGCATCCATCGACATCAGTGCGCAACTGAGCGCGATTGCCGCGAGTCCGCGCTTCCCAGCGAAGGCATGGACGTATGGCTATCTTGATGCGGAGATTCAGTCGGTGCCGCTTCCCGGTGGCATGTACTGGAACGTGACGGCGCGGGTGCAACGCTGCTGGACAGGGACGGCGTGGGCTACATGCTCCAGTGGCGGCGGCGGCAATCTTCCTGCCAACGCCTTCGGCGCACTCAACAATGACGGCTCTGGCGGCTTGGCATGGGTGCCTCCGTTCGCCGTGGACGTGACGCAGGCTCCGTACAGCGCGGTGTGTGATGGCTCGACGGATGATAGCGCTGCGATTCAGGCGGCACTCGATAACAATGCGGCTGTTTATATTCCAGTTAGAAGTGGCGGCGCTATAAGCTGCGAGATACCGGAAGGACTGACACTTTGTAGCGGAGGCGGCAAAAATCTCGTCTATAATGCCCTCTACGGAAATGGACAGGTTCTTGAGTATTCTGGAACAGGTGGCGCGATTCAAACTTCCGGCAACTGTAGACAATTTCTTGTCAGCGGTGCCTACGTTCGCCTGACTACCGCGACGGGCTCTCCGACAGCTTATCTACTGAGCGAAGGTGATGGGTCAGGAATAATCGAGAACTCAAAGGATGCTGCAACGGTAGTCGGCAACGCCTATACATCAATAAGCGATTCCGATGCCGACGCTGCAATCACAATCGAAAATATACAGAGCGCAGGAAATGTGGTTTTAGGCGCCGCGGACTACACTACGATCTTGTCGGGTGTCTGGGGAGGAACTCTATCTGTCAGCAACACTAATCGTCTACAAATTTCCAGTTCTATTTTCAAAGATACACTCAATTCTGGAAGTTCAATTTCACAACCTAGCGGACCGACTGAACTGTCAGGAACGGAATTTGATGGAGTACTTACTTTAACTGGTAGCGGCAATCAGTTCGATACAACATTTTCTTCGGTAAGACTTCAAAGTTTAGTATTCTCCGGTACTAACATTGTTGTTGCGGGCGATGCTGAATTTGAAGCACCCGGAGTTCCGGCAATAACGGGAACCGCTTCGGGATCGCTATCGCTAAATGATGAAACCGGCGTGCCCTATCTATGGCAGAATGGCATTTTCACCAACGGACAATACTACAATGTGGCGGGTAATACTCTGCCAGTATGCAATTCTGGATTGATTAGCGGCGGATTCGGCATCAATCTCTGGGTCAGCGATGCCACCTCTCTCAGTGGTCCCTATGTCGGAAGCGGCTCCTACACCGCTCCCGTCTACTGCGGATACGACGGCGTGAGCTACTCGTGGCAGATGACCTCGCAAGGTAATCTCACCGGCACCCTGACTCCTGGCACGTACCCCATCGCCACGGGAGCGAACACGCTGGGGAACGGGACGATTTTTACCGGTTCCTTAGTGGGCCTCGTGATTCACCCGCCGTCTAGCGGCGTTCAAAATATACTCATCGATACCAACGGCGCGCCGACAGGGACTCTGAGTCTTTACGGGGATCAGGTGACGAATATAGGTGCCGGCGGAACGCAAACGACTCTATTGAGCGACACAATTGTGTTGCGAAACCTCCCCGGCCACGGTACACCCGGTGTAGTCAACGCAGATGTAAGCGGGAATCTGTCAATCGGGGGAACACCACCGCCTGCAATTATCTACAGCGTCGCAGGGACTCCACTTCCTACTTGCGATTCCTCTATAGTTGGATTGTTTCTTACCGTCAGTGACGCGACAAACCTGTATGGTGCTTACATCGGTAGCGGTCCTTATACTAGTCCCGTCTACTGTGGATATGATGGTGTGAATTACGCATGGCAGATGTACGCGCCTCCCAGCGCAGGCGGAACTTACGTCGGAGCCGCGCCAATCGTAGTAAGCAGCGGCACCATCTCGTGCCCGACTTGCTCGGTAGGATCGGGAAGCAATGTCACGGTAAATGGTGGATCGCCTTTGGGTACGGCAAATCTAGCCAACAATACCGGCGCGGGTGAGATTGATTTCACGAATCCTGCTGGATCGACAGTCAATGCGACACTGCACAATACGACGATTTCCGGCATCTCTCTGGGCAACAACCTCGACACGCTGACCTTCGGGACACACTTGGCAGCGGGCGGATCATCCTATAACGGCTCTGCCAATGTGACCATCACGAGCGATGCGACCAATGCGAACACGGCATCAACCATCGTGGCGCGGGATGCAAGCGGGAACTTTGCGGCGAACATAATCAGTGCAGCACTGAATGGCAATGCGCTAACAGCGACCAGCGCAGCCGGGTTGAGTGGCAATCCTAATATCAGCGTAACCAACTTTACCGCGTTGGGAACACTCACTTTGCCTAGTGCTTCGATCAGCAACGCAGCCCTTGCGCATGCATCGACAACCGTGAACGGGCAGACCTGCACGCTCGGATCGACTTGCACGGTATCTTCGGCAGGCGTTGCTTCTTTCAACACGCGCACAGGCCCGGTAACGCTTACTGCCGCTGACGTAAATGCAACGGGGGCAAGCGTAACCATCAACGGCACATCCTGTGCGATCGGATCAACCTGCTACCCTCCAGTGAACGCTTTCACGCCGATTACCACGCCCAGCGTGAATCTGGGCGGCGGCTCCTATGCTTCGTACAAGACGGGTGTGATCTTCAACGCGCAGTCTTCGGCTGCATCGGCATTTGCCGTCACACTTCCCACACCGACTCTGGGCGCATACTGGTGCGTAAAGAACTGGTACAACGGATCTGCATTCAACACTGGAGTCATTACCGTGACCGTGGCAAATGCGGGAACGCAGAAGATCATTTACGCACAGACTTCGTTTGCGGGAACCTCCATCAGTTCGGCGGGCGCAGTTGGCGACTATGGATGTTTTACGGGTATCAGCAGCACGCAATGGGACTTCAACCCAAGTGCAGGCACATGGTAAGGGGATTATGAAACGTCTACTGATTTTTCTCGCCCTGCTGCTCCCCGCTGCGATGTGGGGGCAATGCAGCCAAACTGCGGCCTCATCCTCGCTTGCCAATATGCAGACGGCAGTAAACGCCGCAACCTCCGGCCAGACCGCATGTATGCCCGTAAGTTCTGGTAGCGTGACTTGGGGCACGAACACAAATACGGATGTCGGATTGAATGTGCCAGCGGGGATTATCGCGAATCTGGAAGGTTGGAACATCACCGATAACGTCTATAAAGGCGGCAACAGTTGCTCGGGCGGCGCTCCGCTGGTCACGGTCAACGCTACATCGAGCACGGTATCCCGCGTGACTAACGGCACCATCACTGCGGAACTGATCTCTGCCAACTGCGGCGAAAGCGAGGAACATATATTTGCTACGGGCGCGAACAGCGGTTATTTCCGCGTGGATCACATCACGTTCAACGGCATCGCGCAATCAGGAGCAAATTACGATCAAGTAGGCATCAACACCGAAGATGCCTGGGGAGTAGTCGATCACAACACCTTCAACAATCCCGGCGATGTGTTCCCGACCGCGATCCACGATACCGCCTACCAGGGCACAGGATGGTATGGAGACAACTCATGGGCGCAGGCTGACACTTTCGGATCTGAGAGCGCCGTCTACATGGAGAACAACACTTACGTTTACACGGCGAATGGGCCGTTCCCGACCGGCTGCTTCGACGCCGAAGAAGGCGGCCGGCTGGTATTCCGCTTTAATACCGGCTGCCCATTTGTCGGCACGCACGGCCTCGATTCTTCTGGGCGCTATCGCTCCGTCCGGCAATGGGAGGTCTACAACAATTCGTTCACGGCTCAGCCCAACTCAAACAACAATATGTATACCGGCGTGTTCATGCGCGGCGGGACGGGATACGTGTTCTCGAACATCTTCACCGACACAGGACTCTCGACGCCTTACATCACTCTCATTCAGCTAAACAGCTATCGTGACACATCGGGTTACGCGCCGTGGGGTTATCAAGGAAATTACGAAGCCTGCGACGGCAGAGGCCCGTTCGACACCAACTCGGGAACGACCTACGCGAGTTTTACGGCATCCTCCGCCTCTTCGCTCGACTCGACGGTGGCGACAACCTCGCCGGGATGGTCAACGAACCAGTGGGCCAGCGGATTCACGACGAATCCGACCTATTCACTTGTGGACACGACGTTGAACTGGGGTTCGACTATCGCATCGAATACATCTAATACCATCGTCACGAACTTCGCCGCGCAGGGTGGCGCGGGGCCGGCGCACACAGCATCGAATGGCGATGCAATGCAGATTCGGGCTGCGTACCCCTGTACAGACCAGATCGGGCGCGGCGCCGGGGTATATGTCTCAGGCACGAGCGGGACAGGTGGAGCGCCGACGCCAACCGCACCCATTAATCAGGCTTTAGATCCAGCTTACGAGTGGTTGAACTCGCTGGACGGGACAACGCAATCCCCGGCTTACACTGTGGGCGGGACGGGCTACTACCATCTCCACGCCAACCGTGATTACTACGGATATGCTTCGAGCTTTACCGGAGTGACCGGCGTTGGCAGCGGAACCCTAGGAGCACGGCCGGCTACCTGCACCACCGGAACTGCCTACTGGGATACCAGCGAGGGCACTTGGAACAACGGCGCATCGTCCAGCGGTGCTCTGGATAAATGCACATCGACGAACACTTGGACGAATGCGGCTTACACGCCATACACCTATCCACACCCGCTGGTGGGTGGAAGCCCACCACCGCCCACAACGCCGGGTGCGCCGGCGAATTTAATCGCATCACCGCTCTAAGGAGACTTTATGAAGAAGATTCTGGCAACTCTCACGTTAGCGCTACTGGCCCCTATCGGGCTCGCGGCCGCACAAACCACACATACCGTGGCTATGAGCTACACGGCGTCCACCGATTCCACCACGGCAAATCCTGGGACCGTGACGGCGTTCTATGCTACATCGGCGTGCGGAACCAGTGGGCAGACTTTCGCTCAACTTGCCGCGAATGGACCGGCCAGCGCCACGGCAGCCGCTCCGTGGAAGGTCAATCTCGCCGGGCCAGGCACGTATTGCTTTTATGTCGAAGCGGTCATAGGAGGGGCGTCAAGCGTGCCGAGCAACACCTCGGGCGGCTCCGCCAATCCCTTTCCCCCCGCCGCCTTCACCGTCACCGTGCAGTAATTGGTGGTATCGGCTTTTGCATTGGAAGCAGTGTCAAGGCCAATGAGGGGAGACCAGCACGATATGGTCGAACACAGTCCGGGGCTTGTTGCCGAGCACGTCCATCGGTTTGAAAGAATTGAGGGTCGTTTAGATGGCGTGCAAGATAAAGTTGATACGCTGGAGCAGAAAATGGAAAGGGTCATCACCAAACAGGAGCAAGTTTGGAGAGATCTTCGCGGCAACGGGAATGATGAGGGAATTGTGAAATTCGTTACGCAACTCCAGGGTCAGGCGCGGCTTATTATCTCGCTGGCACTTATCTTCGGAACATTGTTCACGGGTGGCTTATTCTTGCTTGCATGGATAGATTTAGTGCGAAAATAGCTTGCCAACCGCGCCGGAAGGCGTGAGAATGGAGACGTTATGGGTACACCGAACGCAACACCAGTGTTCAAATCCCCTACCGTGCTGGGACTGAGCAAGACCAGCGTACAGGGGGTTTTGAGCCTTCTTATCGTGATCGGGCTGCAACTCAGCGCGATTCAGCTTCCATCGACGCTTGCCACACCGAACCTGTCGCACGCGCTGCTGTGGACAACCTTCATCGCCACAACCGTTGTAGGCATCCTGAAGGCCGTGCTCGCACTCAGCCAGGGGGATGCAACCAATCAATAGCATGGACTTCCTATACTGGCTGACGGCTGTCGTGAGCTTCGTGGTGCAAGCAATCGCCTGCTGCTTCGTGATCTTCGGCCTGTTCATTGTTGCAGCGCTTTTTACGGCCGGGGCCATGTTCGCGGGGAGATTGTGGAGGGAACGAAATGGCGTTCAAGCTCGGTAAACTGCCCGTTGACCGCACCCGCGAATACATCGCGCTTTCTGACCATCTGGACCGCGCGACAAGCTGGCCTCCTGTTCCAGCCACGGGATGGGAATACGCGCTCCCCGTATCCGCGCTGAGCATCCTCGGAAACGATACTGTGGGAGACTGCGTTATCGCAGCGATGATGCACTACGCGCAGACGGAGACGGCCAACACCGAAAACCCTCTGACACCTACAACTGCTCTAGCTCTCCAGACCTATAGCGCCATCACCGGCTACGATCCCAATGATCCTTCGACCGACCAAGGAACGACCTGGGCGGCGGCGCTCACATACTGGCAAGCGAAGGGCATACCGCTGCTCGATGCAAAGGGGAAAGAGGTCATCCACAAGATCATCGGTTCCGCCGCTCTCGACCTCAACTCCGTCGCGCAGATTCGCTACGCCTGCTACACGTTCGGCGGGACTCTGATGGGGATTCAATGCCCTGCATCGTGGGAGCAGAACACCGCCAACTGGAACGATCCATCCGGTCCTGTAGCTGGTGGCCATGGCATTGTGAGGCACGGCCAAGGCGCAGCCGGCTGGCATGTGGATTCATGGGCGTTTATCATTCCGGGTACATGGACCGCATCGCAACAGGTGGCCGATGAGGATTACATTGTTGTCACGCCGCTATGGCTCAACACGCAGGGAAAATCGCCGACAGGATTGGATCTCAACGGCCTTGTCGCAGCAATGAAAGGACTATCCGCATGAATCGCAGACATTTCCTGAAAGCATCCTCCGGTCTGACACTGGCCGCGCTCTGTCCGTGGCTCACCGGCTGTTCTCTTAAAGGAGACGCCCAGAACGTCCTCGACATTTTGACTGCAATCTATAACGCCGACCCGACTGCGAGTTGGGCACCCGACCTCAAGATTGCCATTGGCGATATGCAGGTAGCGATTGCGGACTGGAACGGCACAAGCGTCAACTGCGAGTTGCAGAGTGCGGTCACGATTGCCGCCGCGATCCTCGACTCCATCCCGCTAGGCGCGGCCATCGACCTGATTGTGACCGTGGCGCTGGCAGGAATCAATGCGCTACTGAGCGATCTGCTGCCCTGCACTACGGCACAACTTGCACCGCTTCGGGCGAAACTGTCACACAATTACAGCGGCAAGTTCCACAGCACCACGCCGGCCTACATTCAAGACTACGCGCAGTTCAAGGGCGCGGCGTCATGGCATGTGGGCGCAGACGTGAAAAAGGCGTTCAACCAAGCGGCGAAGGATAGCGGGTTGCCTCAAGCTGAGATAAAGTAAAGTTTGCGCGGGCGGCGTGAATCCCGGCCCCTAGCGGGCACCGCCAATGTACGCCGTATCGGGTCGGCACCGCGCAAAGCAGGAGTGAGCCATGTAGAGCGCAGCGCGGATGTGGTTCCTGTGACAGGGGAGGGGTTTCAGAGCCATTCCTTAGCGCACAAATGGCATGTAAAAGGGAGCAAACCATGAAGCACCAGCGCCTCTATTCCGCCGCGTATCAGCGCGTGATCCTTGTCACCAAGCGCACGAAGAAATTCCTGCGCGATACGTCTGGAATCTGGTATCTGCGCAGGCTGTTTGTGCCGTTCCCGGGAGCGGGTAACTTCTGATGCCGCTGACCATCATCCAAGCCATAGGTCGTCAAGAAGGCTACGGCATTCCCGGCGAACGCCCGACCCGTAACAACAATCCCGGCGATCTGATGGCCGGCCCCGAGGCTGCGGAGTTTGGCGCCACCGGCGCTGACGGTCCCTACGCCATCTTCCCTGATGCCGATACCGGCTGGATGGCGCTTCGGCGCTGGCTGTCAGTGGGCGCGAAGTTCAACGCGAAGGGCGAGCTGGTGCGGGGATATATGGGTGCCACCATCGAGCAGGTCATCAACAGATTCGCGCCGGCCAAGGCAGGCAACCCCACAAGTGCTTATATTTCAAATGTATGCACATGGGTCGGCTGCCAACCAACGGATGTGCTGACACCGGAACTCCTCGGCTAGCCTACGTGCCAGCCGCTCAACAGGATCGACAGCACCCAACATGCCAGTCAGATTCAGAAATCCATAGGAATTTCCGCAGGCGCACCTGTCAGGATTGTTCCCAATCAGGCCACACGGACACAAGACAGCTCCCGCCAGCGGCAGGTAGGTCCATTTCCAGTCTTTGATCCAGGTGTTCATCTCAACATCTCCAGTACATCGTTGATCGCCTGGCCGGCCAGCACCATGTCCGTCGAGTACCGCAGCACAAGGAATCCGAGTTTTGCCGCGGCGTTATACTTTTCCGCGTCTTCTTCAAATCCTTTGCCCCGCGTGTGTGCACCGCGCTTCCAGATCCCGCCCTCTATCTCTATAGCAATCCTAGACTTAGGCAAAACAAAGTCAAAGCGCCATTTGCGTTCCTTATGAAAGCGGTACTCACGGATGAACAGGATCTTCTCGGCGCGCAGATGAAGTGCCATGGCCTCTTCGCCGGGGCTTAACGCTCGTGGAATCTTGCTCATGGCTTAATCTCCTCCGGATGAGGTGGGTGAGTTGGCTGCGTGCGCAGGCGGGCGTTCTCGCGGATTAGCTGACTTTGCGTCCGTGCGCCGTCCTTCACGAGTCCCATTAGTCGCTCTACCTCGGCCTGCAAGCCGGCATAATCCTCGTAGCGCACCCATCCGCCATCAGGAACCGGCCCCTCAGGTTCGCGCGTATCCCCGCAGTCGCAGGTTGCCGGCCTGTATCGTTGCACGCTCATCATTTGCCCTCCTGGGCGCCCCGTTCGGCCATTAGCGCGTCCACGTTTTCCCGTAGAATGTAGTGCGCGTTGTATCCGCGCTTCCGCCATTCCTCGTTCGTCACCGGCGCGGTCGCCGCTGCAAGCTGGGCGCGCAGACGGCATACCGCATCGAATGCGACAGACCATCCATAATCACCTTGCTTACACTTGCCGTCATCCCACCCCTCGGCTGCGGTCAAACATCCGGCTAGCTGCACATCTGTTTGTTCACCACGTTCCCGCAGCCGCTCTACCTCGGCCTGCAAGGCGGCGATCTTATCATCACGCTCTTTCAGGTGCTGGTAATTTCTGGCACAGAGAAAGCACGTAGCATCCCACACATCATCGTCTTCACAGTAACGATTCGCGTGTCCACCGCAAGCTGCTTGTGACCACCTCGCGTGATTTACTTCCAGAGGCTCCGGAATCGCCTGCTGCGTCACTTCGTCGCTCATCGCATCCCTCGTTTCAGTTCCTCCAGCGCGGCTTGTCTCGATACGAGGATGCGCTGATCTACGTGCCTCCATTGCTCCCATCCACGTATTTTGATACGCAACTCCATCAATTCAATTTCCTCCTCAACCTCCGCGATTTGCTTGAGTTGTTCATCTGCCGTCATGCTCATCGCTGCTCCTTTGACTTACACCGATTCCTCTTCTTAAATTCTTTGCATTTATACTTGCATCCACCTCCGCGCAATCCTATGTGCTGACATGGACCTGATACGATGCCCCAACAGTATCCTAGAAATAAGCCATGCTCGCCGCGTACGTGCTCACAATGAGAACATTTCTCACGAATTCTCGGCTTACGCTTGCTCATCGCATCCCTCGTTTCAGTTCATCCAGCGCGGCCTGCTCGCGGGCAATAACCCTGTCTAGCGCGTGAGCTTTAGCGTCGGCGCGCTGTGCTCGTAGGTTCATCCAAGTACGTAGCCACTCGATCTCCTCCTCAACCTCCGCGATCTGCTTGAGTTGTTCATCTGCCGTCATGCTCATCCCCTCCCTCGCCGCTATGCCTGCCGTTCCCTGTTGTCCGGCCGTCGTTCTTCATTAGCAGCCGCCGCGCATCGTCCGACTGGCAACGGTCGAGCTGATCCATCAGCGCAACAGATAGCGTTCGACCGGGATGTATATTGCTGACATTAAACATCTTCACGTACTTGTCCCTGCGGAGGTCACGCGCCAAGCCGGGTTTGGGACCAGGTTTACTGAATCCGCGCTCCCGCCAATTTACAGCCGGCCGGATTGAATTGTCGCCTCTAGGCATATTTCCTCCCGTGCCTTGCCTCGTAGCATTCGCGCCAGCGGGATACGTGTTCTGTCTCCTCGGCAAATCGCGCTTCACTTTCTTCCACAGCATCGAGCCGCGCTTGATTCTCTGCATCCAGTGGCTCCGGCGGATTGACGGCGCCGCGCAGCAGCGTGCTTACGATAACGTGCCTCATCGTGTCCGGCACTTCGTGCACACGCAATGCCGGTGGATGTGGTACGCCGTCTCCCAAGCGACTTGTGGGCCGATCCACACGCCTTCCCAACGGCGCCCTACGAGCCTGGTAGCAAGCCATACCGTGCGCCAGAAGCGTTCCCAGGCCGATCTGTGCATAATCCCCCCCCCTCAGTTATTTAGCGTCTCCTGCATAGCACGCACCTAGAACAACTTCCCTTGCTCTACAAGAGGCTTACTTTTCTTCTGCCATTCTGCAATCTCTGCCACTTTGCGGTCGTAGCAGACTAAGCAAAACTGCCGCCTGCCATCTGCAATCTTCCACGGCGTCTCCTTCATGCAACGGTTGCAGAATATAGCCGCCTGTACTGTAGCTTTCGTAAAGTGAAATTTGCCACTCATGCGTTTAGTGTCTCCTCCATGGCGAAGATTGCCCGCTGATGCTTTGCCGCTTGTTCCTTCCAACTCTTCGCAATCTCCGCATATTCCTTGGCGTGTTCCGGCTGTTTTGCCGCCATGCCGATGATGTGCTCCTGCATCCCGTGACAGAAGTCGCGCCACTCCTTGTGCCCATCCAAAGTGAGCCGCTTGCCCATCTGCGCCGGCAGCTTCTCTGGCTGCGGGGCGAAGTCGACCACTAATGGCGTTTTTGCTACACATTCTTCCTTAACCTCAACAGAATCAACCGAAACAGGTGTCGACGGCATAGCCTCAAAATCGAAAACCGCCTGATTTTCCAATGACTTGCATCTTTGTTTCCCCATGAAAAGACTCTTTCAGGCAATACGGCTTCCCTCGGGGTTTTATACCCGTTGGGCTTTTCGTTCGTGCATGGCCGTCAGCTTCTTGGCTTGACTCGCAGGTTAGTGAAGAGAGCTTGCGCTCAACCCGATTTCGACCAGGACGTAGCCGCATTGCGGAATCGAGTATCCGCCCGTTGCCTGGGTTTCCCTGTCTGCCTTCGCCATCGGTGCCTATGTCCGTAAGCTGTGAAGCATAGCGGCCCGTTGTCTTGAGGATGAGGAGTGCCGCGAACCAGCCTGGGATGTGTTCTGCACACCCCTGCCATGCACAGGCGCAGCCACAGCATCGAAAGGGCGCGAAACGTCGATTTGTCGAGGATTTTTGCTATTTTCCGTTTCTGTGACGGAATCAGTCTTGCATAAACCCCGGCAAAGTGCAACAATCATTTTGCGGGATGCCGCCACATCCTGTGCCTGGTGCCGCTTCTGTGACGAGTTGTAGCCCCGGCATCCCGTAATCATCTTGATTCTCCCTCAAAGTCGAATACACTCTGCTTCAGCCGCCGCTTGCCGATCTCGATGTAATCCGCGTTCAACTCGATAGCGATTCCCTTGCAATTCAGGTCACGCGCTACCTTCATGGTCGTCATCGCGCCGCCGAAGGGGTCGAGCACGGTTCCGCCGATGGGACAGCCGGCGAGGATGCACGGCTTGATTAACTCTTCGGAAAACGTGGCGAAATGCGCCTCGGGAAACGGCTGCGTGGCCACTTCCCACACGCTGCGCTTGTTGCGCTTGCCATCTCCTGCCGTCCTCGAGTCAACTCCTTGGTCCTGGCGGGCCCGGATTGACGGCGCGTGCCAAGCGATCTGGGTGTGCTCACCATTTGCTCCCTTTCCACGCAATAGTCCCAGATCGCAACCTTCGACAGCGTCTTCCGCAATCGCGTCCGCATCGTAGTAATACCGCTCGCTCTTGCTCAGCAGGAAAATGTACTCATGCGCCTTGGTGCAGCGGTCCTGCACGCTCTCCGGCATGGGGTTGGGCTTTGACCAGATGATGTCTTGGCGGAGATACCAGCCGTCAGAGCGGAGGGCGAAGGCGAGCATCCAAGGGATGCCCACTAAATCCTTCACTTTCAATCCGTGATCTAATCGTCTCGCCTCATACCTTGAGCCGTGATTGCTCAACTGTTTCTCGCTCGGCCCGCCGGTGCCCTTACTGTCACTCGCGTAAGAATCCCCCATATTCAGCCAGAGCGTTCCATCATCTCGCAGCACGCGCCGCACCTCGCGGAACACTTCGACCATCTTGGCGACGTACTCGTCCGGTGTGCGCTCCAAGCCGAGCTGACGATCAATCCGAGTTGCACCGCATTTCTTGCATGTGTTCCGGTATTGCCCACCAGATTCAAAGTCTTTGCGCTTCACTTCAACCTGCAGCCTCGATGCTGGACCGGTTCCACCAGCTTTGGGCGCCAAGTGATCACACTCCTCATCCCCGCCTTCCCATTCTGCCGTGCCGTAATTGCGCAGGCCCCAGTAGGGCGGACTGGTCACGCAGCAGTTCACGGAGGCATCCGGCAGCGTGCGCAGCGTTTCCAGCGCGTCACCGTGGAAGATGCGGATACCGTTGCTGTCGAAGACTATGCTCATCCGCGCTCCCTGCGCCGCGCCTACTTCTTCGCGCGCCAATCTGGAAATGGCTGTTCTAGGTTTCGATCCCACCATCGCACGCGCAGACCGCGAAACCCTGGGATTGCAAACGGTACAGTACAGGCCACAGCGCTTCCGCGACGGCATATAACACCGCTTCCATAGCTCCATTCGACTCGCGTCACCGGTGCCCATCCCCGCAGCTTGTTGTGCGCTACAACGTAGAAACGGTCCCCAGGCTTGATCGTTTGAGCGAGAGTGTGCCGTGTATACCAGCCCCACTCTTCACCCGTGTAAGGCTCACCAGCCGCGTCGCCCTCCGCAATCCACTCTTCCCAGAAGTCTTTCGGGCAGGTGCCTACTAAATCAGCCATCTCGCTCCTCACTTCCCGCGCAATCTGTCAATCTCGGCCAAGAGCTGTTCCACCACCCTGCGCAGCCGCTCGTCGCCCTCGACGACGCCGGCCAGCCAGTCGTTGAACTCTTCTCTGCCGGCCGCCATGCTCATATCCCAGCGTACGGCCGGCACATTGAGGTAGAAGCTCTCGCGCGGCACCCCTTTATCGCTGCGTGGCTTCCGGGTGCGCTGCGGCTCCTGTTGGCTCGTGTCGCGCAGGATGATGTCTGGAGGCTTGGCAATGACCCGCGTGATTGCTTCCGTCTTCTGCGCCAACTGCTCACGTGTCAGGTTCAATTCTGCAAGTTCGGCTTGCTCAACTTTGGTCATTCTCTTTCCTTTCAATGTGTTGCAGTGGGGCCCAACGTGCCCAATTCAAACGATGGATCGTATTTCTTCCACAGCTTCCACAGTGTCAGCGATGTCTGGAAGAACTGCCATCCTTCTTCAATCTGCTGCTCGCTCCACAACACACCCTTGACTACGCCCGGATGCGTGCGCGAGAAGAACACGTTGGCGCACTTGGCGCGGGGTAGGCGTAAGCCTTCCTGGTAGGGTGCCAGTTGCCAATGTTGGTCGTAGGCGAGCTTTTTCGCGTCCGAGAAATCGCCGTCTTTTCCTTTAAAGTCAACAATGTAACCCATTGATGGAGAATGTAGATCAACACGGCCGCCAAAACCCAAGGGATGTGCAAAATGCTTCTCTGTTACCCAATCATGCACATCGGGAAACAGGCGGCCTACTTCGTCCACAACGCCAAGGACATAGGGTTGCATTTCTTCCAGCACGGGCCGATCACTGTAGAACTTCTCGCAGGCATCGTGTACCTGCGTCCCAATATCGGCCGCATCTGTAACCTGCTGGAATGCTTCTTCCCTGATGCGGCTGCAGAACTGCTCATCCGTCTCGCCATCCTTGCGCGATGTGGTCAGCGCGGCCAGCATCATCTGGTTCTGCTTCCAGATTTCAAGCTGTGGCTTGGGCGTGACGGACAACACCGTGGTTACGCTGGGAACAGGATTCAGCGCTTTGTCCCAAGCAAGATTGACGCCGCGCATCCGGCCATCTTTGGTCGGGACTTCGTACAGCGGAGATCCATCACGTCGGTAGTAGTGACCTGTGTCGTTCATTGCGCCCTTTCTACTCACAGGACAGGCGGCTATGCTCGTGGCACCCACCGCCTGTATCAAAATTCTCCCTGTGAGCCTTACTGCCGGCGTTACCTAGGATTCGCCCCCACCTTGCGGCGGTGCCGGCTTGGCGAAAGTTAAAACGCTTTTGACAAACTCAGTTTCCTTTTCCATTCGCGTTGTTCGGGTGTGCTTCCCCAACGACCGCGTTCTGCGGCAACCTGAGCTACACCGCGATAATCAATCGCAAAGCCTTGGTTGGCAAACCATCGTACTTTGTGATCTTCACAGCAGAATCGCTTCGGTTGGCGGCAAATCTCTCCGCACTCCATGCAGCGATTGGGCAGCATTGCGGCGGCGGTTCCGTAGCATAATGGACTCATGGTGTCACCTTTGTTTTCTCGCTGAAGTGATTCTCAAATTCGCGGCGCAAAGGACCATCCGGTAAAGTGCGCCAGTCTGTGCCGTTCTTTTTCAGTGTTTCGAGACATTTGTCTTTGTGGATAGGCACAGTTTGGTTTAATAAGATTTCTTTGAGAAATGTATCACCGCAAAGAATGCACTCTCCGAGATTTCCCCCTATTCCAGGTATCGAAATTCTCATCACTTCACTCTCGAATTATTTTCTGGATTTCTTCGGGTTGCATGAAATACCTCAAAATGGAATGGTTTGTCCGTCCACTTCGTCATCCTGCATGTTGTCGGGAAGATCGGCGTAGGTTATCTCCAAGCTGTCGTCGCTGGTAGCTTGGAAGATCGTGGTTGAATCCGTCGATGCGTACCAATTGCAGTTGTCGTAATCTTCAGGCGGAGGCGCCTGTGGCTCTGCCGGCTTCTCCGGCAATATCTGCGCGTCGATCTTCTTGCGCAGCCATTCGGGGAGTTGCTGATATGTGGCCGTGTTGTCGGGCGAGTAAACCACGGCCGCAATCTCGGGGATGATGGTTTTGCGATCAATCCCCTTGGGCAGCGGTCCTATGCCCGTGATGTTGGCGTATGTCTTGTCGCCTTTCTGGGTATGCATGACAGTCAACATGCAGGGCTTGCCGAGCACGGCCGCAACGTCGAATTGCGCTGCCTCTTCGTCCGTGAATTGCCGGCCGCGCCAGCTTTCCAGGTGATGCCGCAATGTGGCTTTTTCGTTCATGCTGGCCGTATAGGTTTTGCCAATCACCATGGGGCCAACCTGCTTCTTGCCATCCTTCGTGAATTCAATGCGCTCGTTTGGCAGTTCCCAGCGCACATAGACTTGCTGCTTTGCCTGTGGATACAGCGTCGATCCAGACTGCAATCCCAAGTCGCAGACGCAATCGCAAACTGCGATATGGCTGCCGGCTGGAACCGGATCGAAATCGACCCCTCCGCTTTTTGCTGGATAATGCAATGGCATATCTCTCTCCTCAATCTTCGGTTAAATGAAAATGCTCTAACACCCTCGGCGGCAGGTAGTGTGTCCGGTAATGCTTTCTCACCCAGTCGCGCACGAGAATGCTTCTCAGCGCGTCATCTTCCCGCATGTGCAGCGTTTCCAGAAGCTCCTGCCACGCGCTCAGGCGCGGCGGAACCTTGGGGATGAAGGGCGCTAAGTGCGGGTGCTTCATTTGGGCGTATCCTCGGCCACTTCCGCGACGTGAGCCTTGTACCAAACAAAGATCACATCATTGGCAATGACCGTATTAACAATGATGCCGCGCCCCTTCATTGCTTGTCTGATCTGTTGACGAAAACTGTTGCCCGCCTTGTCGGCGGGGCAAGGCACAATAACAGATTTTCCAAGTTCTTTAGCTTGCAGTACAGCTTCTTCCAACTCGTCAAACTCATTGCGAAATTGCGGAATCTCTGCAAAATTAAACGCCATTGCTTCCTCAATTCTGTCGCGCGCTGCGCGTCCTCGAGATCCTTCATGCGCTGTTCTAGTGTCATGCGCGATCCTCGAACTTCCTGTCCAGAAACTCGTTCACGCGATCTACAAACGGTTGCTCCTCGCGCCGGCACACACACGCCGAAGTCAACGCGCCGCACTCAAAACAGCGTTGCACAACCTGCTCAACAATCATGCGCCGCCATGCAATGTACCAAGCTGCCGCCGGCCCTGCCAGCGCGAGGAACGCGACGATGGCGAGTGCGGTCTTCCAGCCAACAAAGAAATGCAGGCAGATGGCAAACATGGCCGCTGCGCTAGCGAAGACGTAGACGCGGAGCGCGTTGGAGACTACCGGCGTGTCATTGTACATCTCTTCCATGCGCTCGCGGACAGCAGCAGGCACATGCCAGTTACACCATCCACCTTTAGGGCACACCTGCAAGTGTCCTGCCGGAATGAGCTGCCCGCATTCGACGCAAGTAGACTCAGGCCACACTACCGGCTTTTGGTCGATCTGTTCCATTGCGTGTATCCTTCCTTGGCTGCGTACAGGCTGCGCGACACCCCCACAGCCAGCACTGCGATCATTGCGGCGAAGATGACGATCATGGCGTAGCCTCCCAAGTTGTCGCCTGGCTGCATTCCTCTATCTTTCCGTCTCTCCAAATCCGCACAACCCCGACCTCGCACGGTGATGGTGATTTCTGTAGCGCCCTTATCTGTTCGCGCAAATTCTCATTGTCGCTTCGCAGGAATGCGTTATTAACGACTAGTCCCAAGAGCCCAAGAACGACGCAAATTACTGCGAGAGTACGCATCACCACTCCCTCTCCGCCGGCAGAATCATCATCAGCGCGATAGCCGCAAACGGCACGATGCAGAACAATTCAAGCAGCGTCATAAATTCCCTTTTTCCTTGCAAACCGAGCAATGACATGGTCCCCACAATACGGCCTTAAACACAAAGGGTGCCGCTACTGCCATCAGTCCACAACATAGGATTAAGTCGTCATCGTGTCCCGCGACCATATCCCAAGCGGTCGAGATAGCCAACGCCTCGATAATTGCGACACACACCGCCCACCATACCCATCGCCCCTTGATGCTCATACAATTTGCCATCACTTCACCTTGATTTCAGACGCGATTCCAAGCAGCGTCATTTCTTGTCTTCTTTCTTGCAGATCACCGCGTGTATGTCTTCGACCATTGGTCCGATGCAAACATGGATCGCGACAATACCGACAAAAATACCAACAAGGAGGGCGAACGCGAGTACTGAAAACAGAGCTATCAGATCTATCATTTGTTCACCTTGATTCCCGACGCGATCCCGACGCCATGCGCCGCAATGCCGGTGTAGGTCTTCATACCTTCCATGCTTTCGCGGCTACACGATTCTCGCGGATCATAGCTCTCTTGTCTGGTTTCTCGCCATACTCCAGATCTAACGGATGCATGGGAGAATCGCACTTATTCCCGTCGAAGCGCACGTGCACATATTGGTCATATACGCGCTTTTTGACGACCGTTCCGGTGCGCACGACGCGGTGAGTATCTTTCATAGTCACGCGCTGGCCAACTTCGACAGGCACCCCGTAATATTGCTTCACGTATTCGTAAGCCATCTCATCTCTCCCTGATTCCCGACGCGATCCCGACGCCATGCGCCGCAATGCCCACGACCGGCGCAATCCACCAGAAGCGCGAGTGGCGCCGCTTCAAGTAATAGCTGTCCACAATGCCGCCGCCGACGAAGGCAAAGCCCAGCCCAAGCTGTCCACCAAGTGACGACGGCATCAGCGGATTTCCCTCTTTGCATGTGCCCGCATTGATGCAGTGACGCGTCATCTGTACGTCCAGCAACATCATCTCCAGATGCACACCGTTGATCAGGTAATAGCGCGCGTCAACGGTGTGCTGCGGGGGAGGGCTGAACTTGTACGGCTCTGCCACATACGGCGCCGGCGCAGCGACGACGCTTGCCGGCTGCGCAAGCTCGGGCAGAGCGAGCTTGACCTGCTGGGCACTAGACGCCGATGCTGCCAGAAGTACGACTAACGCGAGATGCCTTATGCGGCTGCCTTGACTTTCTTTGGTACATTCCACTTCGGTGAGTGGCAGTGCGGACATTGGCGCGGATTGCCTGGTATTCGTGTCTGCCATTTGTAGCCACACCGCTTACAGTTTCTTGTTGCCATGTGCACCAGAATAAATGGTTATCATAATCATGTCAAGAATTATTTTCACCGCGCCAGAATCTTGCCCACGGCGCCCACCGTCCAGGGCTTGCCGCTGCGCGCAACCGTGCCTTGTAGGTGCAAGTCGTCGGTGATCTTCTGGAGCGTCATACCGGCAGCTCGTGCCTGTCGCATCCATTCCAGCGTCTCCGCCTCGCCGGGCTTGCTGCCATAGGGCAATCTGCCCTCGCGCCAGTCCGGATCCGCAATTCGCCGGCGTTCCTTGGCGCCGCGCATTTTGAGCACGATTACGCACCGCTCAAACTCGCTCACGGCGCTTAGAATCTGGCGCACCAGCTTTGCAGTCGGGTTCGAGTCGTCGCCTTTCATATCAGAATCCTTTCTTTCCTGGTCGATACGCGTTAAGCGCGTTGGCGATTCTGTGCGCCATGGTGTGCGACACGGCCCGCGCGATCAGCTCGCTTCCCTTGAGTACCTGCTGCTTGACGGCGACAAAGATGGGAAGCCGGCTCCGCGCTACTGTCTGCGGATCGCCGCCCTCCTTGAGATAGAGCATCCGCGTCTCCTCGTCGGCCAGGAACTCGGCAGCGTCGTAGACGCGGGGCAAGCGCTTGTGCGGGGGAGTGCTCATGCGCGATCTAAGGCCCGCTCGCCTTCGTGAATCCTGCCATAGCAATCGCACTGCATCGCGTCAGGATGACCGCAGCGCGTGTAGAAGCCAGACTCGATCCACGCCTGATTGCGGTAATCGAACCCAAAGCCATTCTCGTCAACAGCGATGCTGCGCTCTTCCAATTCCTGTATGTGTGTGGGAGTGAGTTTCATGTGCTGAACTCCTTTCGGATGTGAGGGCGAACCCTCATTGATTGATGGTTACGAGACGAGGACAAAGAGAATGCGAATCACTATAGCTATAGCAATGACGGCGCCCACACAATGAACAAAGCACCGAAATCGGCGCCCTTCCCTTGCTATTGCCATTACGGCTTCCATTTCTTCATGTGTCATCGTCATATCCTCATTACAAAACAACGATGCGCTTCATTCGCTAAACGTGTCAAGCGAATTATGAGGCGATAAGCGAAGAGAGTTTCATGACATCAAAACTGTGTCGATAGCATCACAACATACATCATTTGGTGTTTACTACTCTGCCAACACTACAGGTTGTGGTTTAGGACTCAATCTGCGATTAGACCACAACCTATTGTGGTATCGGTTCCAGAAACCACAACCTATGGTGTTTACTATCTCGTCATCTTGACACGGTGCGGGATAATAAAAGACACAGAGGCGTCCTTGAGAAGACAACAGCCAAACCAACCCAATCCTCTACATCCCCATCCTTCAATTAAGATCACTCACTGCCCTCCAGGTGCTCATGGACCACAATGGACGCGTGAAACTCTCCAGCGTGATCTGGTGAAGATTCTGGCCAGCGTCAAAGTCTCAGACTTCAAACCACGTTGATTTATGCGCACTTACATCAATTCAATCACTTGCATCGCTATTTATACATCTATTCGACAACAAATCTTTCTTAGCTACGTCATGCAAACCAGTGATACGATAACCCCATGGCGAGCAAATACAATTTACTGCTCGAGGATTTGCCGATTGAGATGCAGCGGGGATTGCGGTTAGCTTCCGCAACGCGAAATTCGCATCTGCGCGAATTCATTATACTTACACTCTATGAGGCCATCGACCGTGCGCTTGCCGGCCGTATTGACTGGCGTTCTGGAGACGCTCGCACAGCTCCCATCCGCAATCTTCCCCCAGGTGCCCGCTGAATGGGGGTATTTCTAGGGGTATATCGGCAATACAGCCCACCACACAATTGATTCTATGGACGTTACACATCGATATGAATCCTCGTGTAGCATTCGTGTGGCTGTGATCCACCTGCGCCCCTGTGAGCCACCTGCGCCCGGTGGCGCCCAGCGTGCCGGCCCGCTGGCCCCCTCCCACCTCTCAATTTTGCAGGAGGGGGTATTGATGCGCATTCCGCCCGCCCAAAATTTATAGAAATTTCTGTTCTACTAGTAACTAGAGAGTAACCCCACAAAATAAATCTGTAGATTTCCCGTTTCGGGAATTTTGCTATTGTGTTCTTGACAGATCGCATGGTTGTGATACTGTGTATTACGTGAGTCGAGCGCAGATCATTTCGGTACGGATGCCAGTTAAGTTGTTGGAATGGTTGGATGAGCGGGCTCGGAGGCAAGAAATGAGCCGTTCACAGGTGTTAGTGCGCACACTGCGATACGCTTCACGGAAAGAGTCTAATGAAGACGATTTGCGGCCGTTGCAACGTGAATCCGAATCGGATTGGCCAGCGTCGGTGCCTAGTTTGTCATCGGGAAGTGATGCGAGAGTTTCGCAAGACGCATTCTCTAAAGCCGGATCAGCGTTGGGAGATGAACAGCCGGTCCTACGCAAACACTTACCAGAAGCGGGGCAAATTGATTCCACAATCATGCTGGAGATGCGGCGATCCGAAAGCGCAGAAGCATCACCCGGATTATTCGAAACCGCTCGAAGTGGAGTGGCTGTGCCGGACCTGCCATCTTCTGCACCATCAGAATGTCCGGTCCATGGCTTAACCTGCGGGGCCGCAAAGGACGGCGAAGGAATTCGCTGCGGATTAACAAAAACTGTCTACCATGTACTTGAGGCTGATTTATGATCGAGCCTGAAGAAAAGAAAATGCTCAAGGTTCTTGAGCACATTCTCTACGAGCTGCGCGAGATACGGCACGAGCTCCGACCTAAACTGTTAACAACCATCGAAGTCCAGTTCTCGAAAGGAACTTTTATGCCAACACCCGGACCTCTCACTCTCACTACTGTTGGTCAGACCGACACCGCTGTTGTGGTCGGCATTGACCAGTACGGCAATCCATGGACAGGGGCAATTCCGCCCGTAACCTACGCCATCGACGATGCAACGATTGCGACTTCGACGCCGAACGCCGATGGCCTGACGGACCTGATTACCGCCGTAGCCAACGGGACCGCAAACCTGACCGCAACGCTTAGCACCGCTGAATGGTTGGCGCTGAGCGACGTGGAGCAGGTGATCGTCGCCATTCAACAGGCTCCCCCGGTTCTGTCGGCTATCAAGGTCGAGTTTCAGTAGTCCTCCCCTGGCAAGCGGCGCGGCTCAGGCCCCGTATGGCTCATCCCGCGCCGCATTTTTGAAAGGAACCCATGATTCACGAAGTTGATTTGGCGGGCGAGACGGCGGAGACCCGCGCCTTAGAGGGTATTGACCGCTCCTCGGACGGCACGCTGGGATTTAGCCGGGCGCACTCGGCGGAGCAGGAGTTGGTGCGGGATGGGTTGGAAATCAGAGAGTATGCCTACGATGGGCCAAGTGGGCGTGCCTCTCTGCTTATCAACGCCTCGGCCGCTCCGCCCCTGCTGCGCGGCTGGTCGATCACGCCGCTCGATGACCGCCTGCTGGTCGAGTACGCCAGTTTCAAAGAGGGCTATGTGTGCGAAGCGTGCCAGGGATCGGGCATGTCCAAAATACCCTGTGCAACTTGCCAAGGAACGAAAAAGCAGGAGATTAAGCCGGGACGATTTGAGGCATGCGATAGGTGCAGAATCGTCGGCGCCGATGCACACGAGCCGTCTTCTTGCGGGTTTTATCCCTGCGTGGGTTGTAACGGTTCCGGTCTCGCCCCTGGGATCCTCGCCATGCCTGACTCCTCGAAGCAGGATCACAGCTACGGCGATATTCTGGCGGTGGGGCAATCGGTGATGGATTTGCGCCCCGGCGACAGAGTAGTATTCTCGAAGATGGCGGGAATTTATCTGAAGGGCGATACCCGTAACTGCTGTCTGCTAAGGCGCGGCGAAATCATGGGGTTGATGGTGAAGAAGGGCTAGCGATGACCAGCGAAGAGCTTGCTAGTTTGCGTAGACTCACAGAACGAGCAGTTTATAAACTGGAACTCGAACAAGAGAGAGATTGCAACTGCGTATGGCACGAATTTGAGACATTGATTTTATGGCTTGAGGATTATTTTAAGGAGCAGAACACAAAGAAATGAGCTTTAAAGGCTTTCCCATGGATCAGAAGAAGAAGGCGCCGAAGACGACCTGGAAACAGCGCCGGCGCATTCAGCGGATTCACGCTATCCGGCTGGCTAACGCGGATTTCTTCTATGCTCTCGATCCCGACCTGAGCGCCCACATGCTCAATATCTCTCCCGAGGAAGCCTTTCGCGCCCGCAAGAACCCGGTCTACGACGAGCGCCTAAATCAACTGGAAAACGAAGAGATGGGCCAGTTGCGGCGCACCATGAAAGAGGATACCGACAAGCTGCGGCTGGCGTTGCAGGCTAAGGTTCCCCGCGCCATGGAAGTTCTCGACGAAGCTCTTTGGAGTGGCGATATGAACGTGGCCGTGCGCGCTGCCCAGGAAGTGCTGGACCGCGATGGGCGGATGCCCAAGGTATCGCGCTTGCAGACCGCGCCGGCGGACGAAAACACGATGCCCGATGTCGAGCCCAAGCTGCTGGCTGAGTTCCTACCCACATCAAAGCCGAATTGAGGGTAAGGTAATGAAACAAACTCAAAGGAAAAAAGAAAAGGCTGTTCTTAAGCACCGGAAAGGTCGTAAGTGATGGGAGTCCTGTTGGTATCTACCACACTTCTAACTTGCGATTCTTGCGGCAAGCGCGAGGTTGATCCACAGTTTCCAGCACGGATGAACAACTGGTTTACCGTGTTTCGCGGCGGATACACTATGTTCCCCGGACACGATCCAGACGCGATCTTCTGCCTTGAGTGTATGCATAAGATCAAGAATCTATACGACATGAAATATAGTCCGGCTGCTACGAAAAAAGATTGAGCCATGGCGACCGACGTAATCGCCGCGTTCCCCGAAATACTTCCCCCCACACCCCTGAAATGGCAGTTCCTGCCTTGGGATAAGAGTGTCAGCGAGCGCGCCCGCAAAGTGGCCATGCGGCTCAATGCGCTGGCTGACCCCTATTTCTTCGGCAAGGTGGTGCTGCAGCGTGATCGTCTTGTGCAGCACCTTCATGGCGCATGGCTTCAGACATTATCCAACCCGCAACTGCACATGCTTTTCGAGGCTCCGCGCGACCATTTCAAGACCACATGCGGGACGGAGATTTTGTCAATCTGGTGGGCATTGCCTTTTGAAGCCCGCGAAGAGGACTGGATGCGAGCCAGAGGAGCGGGCGATGAGTGGATCAGGTACATGAAACGCATCCACTCGCGCAACCTGCGCATTCTGATTGCTTCAGAGACTGAGCCGAACGCGGTTGAGATGGGATTCTGTTTCGATCATCAATACGAGAAAAACGAACGCTTCCGCAGCGTGTTTTTCGATCTGATACCGCCGACCGGGGCAACCTGGAACCAGCTTTCCAAGAGCCACAACCGTACTTCTTTCACCGGACAGGGAACATATAGCTTTGTGGGCGTGGGCACGGTGCTGCAATCGCGGCATTTCGACCGCGCGGTAGAGGACGATCTTTTTGGAGAAGAGGCGCTGTACTCGGAGTCAAGCCGCAAGACGACAATCGAATGGCACCAGCGGCTGCCCGGCGCCTTCGACAGCGATTCCGATTCGGAAACGAAATTGAATCTCGAGCTGGTGACGGGCAACAGATGGAGCCTGAACGATCTCAATGCCCACATCAGGGAGAACAATCCCAGTTTTCATGTGGAGAGCCATTCGGCTGAAGGCGGCTGCTGCACCAGACACCCTGCCGGCCAGCCCATTTTCCCTGAAGAATTCTCGATGGAAAAGTTGCACGAATTGCGGGTGCGCTTCGGGATTCGCAACTATTCGGCCCACTATCTCAACCAGCCCGTCACGGAAGAGGAGTGCAGTTTCAGGAAGGCGTGGCTCCGCAAATACCGGCTATTCAGGAAGCAGATGGGTTTCAAGGTGGACGGCACGCCCATCGAGCGCACCATGCTGGAGCGCATCCCATCTGATTCCAACTCCATGCTGGAGGACGTTCCGCTCTCGGAACTAACCCGCGTGTTGATCCTCGACCCTAACCATGGCGGCGAGAAAGGTCGAGCGCGTCATGCCGCAGTTGTCGTGGGATATAGGAGATTTCAGGGCAAGAAGGAGATTTATCTTCTCCAGGCCTGGGCCAAGGCGGTCTCGCACGATCAGATGGCGGGTAATGTGAAGAAGATTGCCGAACGCTGGCATGTGGAGCGCGTGTTTGTCGAGACCATCGCCGGCCAGGACGGTTGGCTGCTTTATTTCGAGCGCGAACTGCGCGCCAGTTTGCCGCAAACATTTGTTGAAGCCTGCCCCAAGGAGCGCGGCGCCGGTGCGAAAGAGCGGCGGATTCTCTCGATGTCTCCCCTCTATGAGCGCGGCCAGGTTTGGGTTCCGGTCACAGGCGCGGAGGATTTTCTGCACGAGTACGAGTACCACCCCAACGGCACTACGGTAGACTTGATCGACGCAATGGGGTATCTTTTCAACATCGTGGAGACTCAGGAAGTGGACGGCGCTCTCTGGAAACGACAGTTTGGCATGGACATGGAGCGCAGGCGGCGTAGCATAGGAAGCGCAGGTTACTGATGGAAGCGAAGTCTGAGAATGTTTTTATGACTATCGCCGTGCTGGCATTCGGTGTTTGGTTATTCAGTGTGTTAATGCGCGTGTTTCTCGGAGTACGCTGATGGCGCTACCCAGGATCATTCGCTGCGATGAGTATTTCGGCCCCGACACCATGGCCGAATTGCGCGGCTACGCTTTTCAGTATCTCGAATCCCTGCGCACCCAACTCCGCGAAATCCGCACCGACCGCGTGACCGACATGCGGCGTATTCTCGAAGGCAAGCCCAAAGAGCCCATCAAGAGTTTTCCTTGGCAGTACGCCGCGAATACCATTGTGCAACTGGTGGCGAGCTTTACCGATCAGTTTGCCGCCCGCATGGTGATGGGCGTGCACAACACTGTGCCGGTATTTCCGGTAAAGATCCTGGGCGGCATGGACGTAAAACTCCAGCCCGAGAAGCGCCGCGAACTGCTGGAAGACTTTCTCCAGACTTCGGCCATCGACCCGGCGACCGTGAACCTGATCGAAACCGAGTACACATGGTTCCGCAACGCCATCGCTTACGGTTGCCGTGCCCTCAAAGTCAATCTGGTATCCGACACCAGCTACGTGATGCGTGGCAAGGAACCGCAACTGGTGCGCGGCTACCAGGGGCCGGAACTGGTCTCGCTCGAATACGAAGATTTTCTCATGCCTCCCGAGGCCATGCCGGTCTCGCGGATGCCGTTCAAGGCTCAGGCGATTCACCTTTCCCGCTGGGACATCGAGCAGCGCGTAGCATCCGGTGTCTGGGACAAGGACGAAGCGCAGGCGGTATTGACGGCGTCGACCACCACCGCCGACGACCAGCCGCGCAAGGAACTTCAATCCGATCAGAAGATCGCGCCATCGGCTACCAAGGAAGCGCAGATATTCACTCTCTACGAGTGCCACGTAAAGTTCCTGCATTCAAAGACTTTCGACTGTATCCTGACTTTACACCCCGAAACTAAAGCCTGTCCCAAAGCGATATTCCGTTTCTACCCGCCGGATATTCAGGAATTCATCCTGCTGCGCGTGGGCGGAGGCAATCGGGCTTACGGGCTGGGCTTGATTGAAGCTCTGCAGGATTATCAGGAGGAAGTTTCCCAGATTCACAACCAGCGCCGCGATGCCGCGACGGCCGCCAACACCAACGTGCTGCGCGTTACCCCCGGTTCGCAACTCGATACCATGACTACGCTTTACCCCATGGGCATTATTCCCGCGCCGCCGGGAAGTATCGAATGGCTGCAACTGGGGCGTAACCCGGTCGAGACTATTCAGGACGAGAATCTGGTGCGCATGGAAGCCAGCGAGCGCGCGGGCGTCCATCCGTCGTTCTCCGGCTCCGGCTCCGGCGGCCCCAACAAGCGCGGCGTCTACTCCGCGATGGGCACGATGTCGGTGATGCAGGAGGGCAACTCCCGCACCGACATGAATCTGGCGCTATTTCGCAATGCTCATGTGCTCTTGGGGCAGACACTTCTAGGTCTCTACTCCCACTTCGGCGTGGATAAAAAGGTGCTGGCGCGCTACGGGACAGACGAAAAACTGCTCTCCTCGGCGCTTGAGGACTATGCGGCAGGCAATATGCAGGCCGTGGTTCATGCGGGAACGGCGAGCGTCAACCGCGAAGTCGAAAAGCAGAACCTGATGTTGATGATGCAGAACCTGCGCCAGCACTATCAGCAGGCAGTGGGGATGCTGCAGATGATCGAGAACCCCATGACGCCGCCCGACACGAAGAAATATCTCGCGGAGGCGCTGGCGGGACTCAATACCCTGATGAAGTGGGCCATCCGCAACTTCGGCATCGGTGCCGGCGGCCAGGATTTCGTGCCCCAGACCGAGAATCTGGTCGTTAAACAACAGCAGCAACCGCAGCCGCCGCAACTCGGTCAAGGGCAAAATCCAGGGGGGAATCAAGATAGTCAACAGGGAGGCGGTATGCCGGTGCCGAACGGCGCCGCTGCGCCTCCGCAACCGCCCACTCAACCCCCCATCACAGGGAGACCGCAATGAAGTCTGAAAAGAGCGAACAGATTGTCGATTTGGCTGCAAGCCTAGCAGCGAAGGCTGACGACATCGATCAAGTTCTGATTATCTATCGGAACAAACAGCGTGAAGGCGAAGACGATATTCAGGGGTCGATGGACAACGAACTTACGCTTTCGCAAAGTCTGTGGCTGGTCGAAGGATTCAAATTCTGGTTGCAGGCGGGAGCGATCGGGATTCTTAAGGAGAAATCGAAATGAAATTTATATTTGGCAGACGCGAAATTGTGAGCTTTACGCTCGGAATGGAGCTTTGCCATCTTAACCATGCCTCGAAGCAACTTCTATTTCGATTGGAACTCGGGTTTTCTGAGTATTTTCTTCTTGCGGATTGGAGACGAGCAGCCTTTTTTCTAAGGAGTATCGCATGACCTTCAAGAAAACGTATATCGAGAACGACGTTCCGAGCATGAAGAAGCCCGCCGGGATGCTCGACCATCACCCGCACAAAGGCTTTCCCTCGCACGGCAAGATTATGTTGAGATCGGGAAAGACGCATTTGCTGGACTGTATCACCAAGCCGAAGAAGGGCTGATGACCGAGGAAGAGAAAACCTCGAAGAAGCTGGCGCTGGCTCACCGGATGCTTGAAGCTGCGGCTTCTCCCGTATGGCGCGACGTGATTCTTCCCTACATCGAGCAGGAGCGCGTCCTGCAGATCGACCTCATGGCCGCGCAGACCGAAGCCCTGCAACTGATGCGCTATGCCGGCGCGGTGCAGGCGCTCAAGAATTTAAGCGAACTCGAATCCCGCGCCCGGCAGGTCATCGAGCAGGAAAGCTCCCGAAAACTGGAGAAATTTAAATAAAAGTTTGACTTTTTTGGTAATCGGGGATAAAGAGTGTGGAGAGAACAATCTATGGCTTTTGGTAAAGTTGATCCCGTTGAAGTGATCGGTATGAGCGCTGACGAACTCAAGGGAAAACTTGATAGCGCGGCCTCCAAAGACGATCTCAAGGCAGTCACGGATGGTCAGACGGCGCTGCAAAACACGCTGACCAGCCTTCAGCAAAGCATCGAATCGCTGAAATCGAAGCCTAAGGATGACAGTGGAAGCGAGGGCGACTTGGATTTCCTGGCCGATCCCGACAAGGTGCTCAATTCCCGCCTCAAACCCCTTACCGACCAGACCTATGCCAACACCATCATGCTTCAGCACGATGCGGCGCGGAAGGCGCATCCCCGTGACTTCGACCGCTGGGGTACGGAGATCGTGAAGAAGATGGGCGAATTGTCCGCCGACCAGCAATCCGATCCCCGCGTGTGGAAGGCGATGGTGCTGATGGTCAGGGGTGAGCATGCCGACCAGATTGAGAGGGACGGCGCCACGGGTCAGTTCGGTTTTCTCGAACCCGTATCTGCTGGCTTGCGGCCAGACCCCAAGAACAACGAGAATCTTTCGCCGGCAGAGCGTGAGATGGTGAAAACGCTCTCGCCCTTCGGCGTGACCGCCGACAAATACAAGAGGGGCAAACAGCGGCTTGTGGAATCCCGCGCCGCGCGTCTCGGGCGCTTTGCCCAGGTGGAGGGATAATGCCGCCGGAGAAAAAACCTGTTCAGGTCAGCCCTGACCGCCATTTTGTCGAGTACGAAGGCACGGCAATTGAGATTCCCAAACCGATTCAGGAGATGACGCAATCGGATTGGGTGCGGCTCTCGACCGGCGAGCGGAGTCCCCTGCGCAAGATTCAGGTTGAGAATCAGAGTTTTCTCGGCCTTCATGTCGTCCTCAAAGACAAGAATTACGTTCCCGTATGGCTCTATGCGGGTAACCGCAACGGCGATATTCCGCGCGCCTTCGATACCTTGGAGCGCGCCGTGGCTATAGGGGCGCAACTGGTCTCGACGCTCGACGACATCGACGTGCCCAATCACTTCCAACTCTCCGCAGACGGCCATATCCACCGCGACGATGTGGTGCTGGCCAAGGTTCCCATTGTGGCCTACTACGCGCTTCAGGCCGAAAACATCCGCAAGTCCAAGGCGGCCATCGAGTACAAAGCCGTCGAGGGAAAAGCATACGAGAATGTTGATGGGCCGCACTACGTCAAAGGCAACATCGAACATCCCGTATTCCAGGCAACCGAACATTCGGTCCAATATCAGGACCGGCCGAGATTCTAGTTAGGAGCTGACCGATGTCGAACCTTGCTGTTCACAATCCAATCACGATGTGGGAGACTATCTCCGGCAACACGGAGCTTACCCAGAATCCTCCGCAGCAATCCGGGCAGACCTTTAAGGTGGGCTCGCCGCTGGAACTCGCCGTGGCCTTGCCTCCGGTCCCCGGCAACCCCCAGGTTGCCCAGGTGTGGGACGGCACGCTCGGTTCGCTGATTTACGGTGTGGCTCTTGAGGGCGGTGGAAACCTTGCCACGGCGGGTGAAGGCTACCCTGCCAACTTCGGCCAGCAGGGACCGCCATGGTCAGCTTTTTCCATCGGCTCTCCGCAGAATCAGCCCGACGCGGTCATCATTCCCTACGGAGCCCCGTCTCTTACCGGCGGCGTGCTGACCATGCTCGCGGTGCAGGATACAATTTTCCAGGCCCAGGTCGATACCTCCGAGCCCGAGACCGCCATCACCGCAGCGGCCATCGCCTTAGGTGTTATCACGGCAACCGCCGCCAATGTGCATTACGTGGGTGAAGTCATTGTTTTTTCCGGGTTCGCTGGCCTCGGCGCTCCCCTGAACGGACAGACGGCTACGGTCCTCACGCTGATCGGCGGGCCGCCGTCTACCGGCTACACCGCGCAGCTTACCTCGTCTTACAAGGGCGGAGACATTGCCGTGGCGGGTGTGGGTGCGGATGATCCCGGCCCCGTGTCGCCAGGCCAGTGGAATGTGGGCCAGCAGTATGGCCTCAACGTGGACGCCAACGGCTACTGGTATATCGACGTGAATTTGCGCACCCCGGCGACCAACACCATGGTCTCCATCTTCGGCATGTATCAGGGTGATGTGCTGCAATCGAACGCTTTTCTCGAAGTGCCCAACGGGCAACTGCTGTTCCAGTTCCTGCCTGTCCAAACAGTGCAGGGATCGTAAGGGTTAGGAGAGTAACGCTATGTCCATGGTTCGCGCGAATTTCCCGCAGCTTCTGGCTCCCGGTGCGAGTGAAATCTTTACCGATTTTCTCGACCTCAAGGACCGTAAAGACTTTCTCGAAGACATCTTCCACGAGCTGCCTTCGACGCGCGCCTACGAGGATGACGCCTTCATCTCGGGCTTCTCCGCTGCGCAGATCACCCCCGAGAACGCGCCGGTTCCGTTCGTCAACTTGATCGAGGGCGGTAGCGTGCGCTACATCATGCTGAAAAGCACGCTGGCGGCGCGCGTTTCCTGGGAACTGGTCGAGGACGATCAGTACGACAAGATTTCCAAGTTGCTCGAAGGCTTGGCCAACTCCGCGAACTTTACCATCTCACAGACCGGCGCCAACATCTTCAACAACGGTTTCTCGATCATCAACACCGTGGATGGCGTGAGCTTGTTCAACTCGCAGCACCCGCTGCTGCGCGGCTCCGAGGCTACCAACATCGGCCCCGGCGCAAACTTTACCAGCTACGCTCCCGGCACCTTCCCCAACCGGCCGTCGGTCGACGTGCAGTTGTCGGTTGCGGGCGTGCAACTGGGCACAACCCAGATGGAGCGCATGATCGACCAGAGTGGCCTGAGCATTTCGATCAAGCCCAAGAAGGTTATCATCCCACCCGAACTTCGTTTTACGGCGCGTGAAATCTTCGGCTCTGCCGGAAAACCGGATACGAGCGACAACAATCTCAACTCGATTCTGGGCGAGAACCTGACGTATCGGGTCTGCGACTACCTGACCGGTCCGACCAACTGGTTCATGGTGGCCGAAAAGGGGCAGCACCGGCTAAAGCACTTCACCCGCACGCCGATCACGTTCGACTTAGACGACGATTTCAATACCCTTGCCTTCAAGTTCCTCATGTTCTACCGCGAGGCGTGGGGTGTCACGGTATTTTATGGAACCTGGGGATCAAGCCCCACGGTTTAGGGAGGCGAGATGCCAGGGTATCGCGGCATAGGTTGTGCAGTTGGGGGAAAAACCGGCGTGCGGCAGGCTCGCCGTCGGTTTGCTCCCGATTACCACTACGACTCGCTCTCCGGCTTTCGCGTGGGCATCGGCGACTCCATCTGGCAGCAGGGCAATCTCAGGGCAGGGAAGTTCGCTGATACCGGGACTTATGCCCTGATCGGATCGCGGGATGCGGCGATTGCACGGGCGATTGAGTACTCGACGAGCGATTTGCAGCCCGACCCGAAGCTGGCGCAGCCCAATATGCCGGAAGACGATGTGTTCTTTTAAGGAGTTGTTATGCCCGTAAGCAAAGCGCCGTTTCTTTCCAGTCCGGTAGTTGGTTTCTTTCCCGCCACACCCGCCAACGTGGTTGCCGGCACGGTAACGGTGAGTGCGCCCGCTCCAGGCAATTTCGGTATTGCGCTGGGCAATACAGATACGGGCATCTTTCAATTTCCGATTCCGGGGCTGGGGCAGTGTCCCGCCGAAGCGCTTCCGCCTTACGAACAGTACAACAATTCGGTTGCGGTCGAGCTCGATCAGAACCTTCTCACGGTGAATTACTCGGCTGCCGGCGATGCGTTGGTCGTGGCGGCTGTCGGTATCTATGCAACTTACTATGACGCCACGGGCGCTACGGTGACGACGCTGCTGGATCAGACGGCACTGCCGACGGATATTGGGACGTATGCCGCGCAGATTCCCATCAACAAGCTGCCTGCGGTTCCGGTGCCGAACAGTGTTGTGGTGGTGATCCTGGAAATGGTTACCTCGGGCAACGGCACGGCGGTCATAAACGGAATTTCGGTGAACTGATGGCGAATAACGCAGCGTGGAATCCGATCTATGTAGACACGGCGCCCTTCGTGTGGAATCCCAATGTGGCTGGCGAGCCTGGCCGCATTCCTCTGCGCATCGAAACGATTGTCTGGTCTGGCTATACAGCCAACGACAACAAGGCTGTGGTGCAGGATGCCTACGGGCACATGATCTGGAACGCCTACGGATATGCCGCCGACTTCCAGCAGGAGAGCCCGAAGATCGGCTGGGTGAACGGCCTTCAGGTAACCGAGCTTGACGAAGGGGTTCTACAAATCTACCTGGGATTCAAGAATTGAAGGGGGCGCTCGATGCCCGGCGCTCTCCAATCTAAAGGCGATGGCGAGTATCCCTACTCCGCGCCATTTACCGGCCTCAATCTTTCTCTTCCCTCCATCGTCTTGCCGCCTACG